GCTGCATCTGTCTCCGTGTACTTTCTTGTGGATAAGGTGTTACATACTTTTGTGACTCCTGTCCACTGGAAGCACAGGGAAATGTGTGGGTTCCGCAATCTCCCAATTCCGAATTCGTCATGCCATCAGTTGCTAAGCGAAATAATAAAGGAGAATTGTATAATACTCTTTCCCATAGTGTTTATGAATTACATGTTAATAGTTCACTGGGTAAACAACGTGTTTACAGCTTTCAAGTTGTTGATACTTGGCAGTGTACTGTTGGACACGCATTTCCTTTGGGAACTGGTCCATGGCAGTGTGTTGCTCTTTATGGACATGTTGATACACCCATGAAACCGCAGCGTTGTTTCACTTTGACTGAAGCAAATATTAGGAGATTACCCAATGACATTGTCATTTTTTCTTCTCCCAGTGTTCTTCCTAGGAAGAATTTGTATAAATATTTGCCTAAGAAAGTGGACAAAGCAGGAAGGGAAGTTCTTATATTTGATCCTCAACTATCCGACTTTGGTACTGGTAACACCACCCACTACAAGGAACTTGTGTATGGTGATGTGAAGGGATTAATGTTTGATGGATTTAGATCAGATAGGATTCCAGTCAAAGGAGATTGTGGCAGCTTGATAGTTGCCAAACAACCACTAGGCAATTACATAACTGGTATGCATGTTGCTGGGTCACCCAATGGGTTGAACCCTCGTATGGTATCTACACCTCTATCACAGGAGATATTTGACCCCTATATAGGTGAGTCAACTGTTAGATATCTTGAGGCAACAACTACTGGACTTATCCATCAGGGATCCCAAGCCAGTGGAAAACTAGGTGAATCTCATCCTACTAAGGGCGTTCAACATTGGGCTAAATCCAATGGTATCGTCCTGGGATCTTACCCACATAGGATCCAACCTTCATCACATACGCAGAAGTCAAAAATCTGTGATGATGTTGTTGAAGCTTTTGGTATTGAGAATAATTTGGTTGCTCCTTTAATGGCTCCTGAACAAGTTGACGGAAAATGGCTGAATCCATTTACCATAGCGGCTGAACAGCAAGGCTCTCTATCTCCTCATTTTATTGATGAGACTGTAGAACTTTGTGTCAAGTCCTATATTTCGGACATGACGACTCAGAAGGATTGGCTTCAAGATGTTGGTACTGTTGATGTGCGTACAGCAATCAATGGTATCCATGGAGATAGCTATGTCAATTTACTACCTATGAGCACCTCGGGAGGTTTTTTCTTTCCGGGATGTAAAAGGAAGTATTTTGATCTTCTGGAGGATGATGACGGCATAGAATACTATATGCCGAAATCGGATGTTCAGACTATGATTGATGATATTGAGAACCGTTATGCTCTTGGTGAGCGCGCTGATATCTTATTTAATGGAACATTGAAAGATGAACCAGTTAAGAAATCTAAGCGTGAATCAGGAGCAACACGAGTTTTTACAGCCTGTGACGTAGCATTTAGCATTGTTGTGCGTAAACAGTATTTGAAGGTGG